CATTACTTGTTCATTACATACATAGTTACTTCAAAGCCAAAACGCATTTCTTGAGCTGATGGAGTTGTCCACATAGTATTTCTCCTAAAAGTTGCATACAAATTTTTAGTATGTAGTAATATTATAGCACGAATAGGGAATTTTGTAATGCGTTTAAACATTGTAAGAGGCTACGCAATATCATGAGTAAATTTATAGGTCATATACCATGTCCAAGATGTGGTAGTAAGGATAACCTTGCTGAATACGACGATCACTTTTGGTGTTTCGGTTGTCGGTATCACAAGTTAAAAGATGATGTTCATACTCTTCGCAAGAGAGTGTTTAAACAATCTGAGATTCCTGCACGTTTAGTTGAGTTGGTAAATAATTCTAGTGAACTTCCACAAAATGCTATGAAATGGTTGCTATCTTACGGCATTTCCAAACAGGAAATTGAGCAATATAATTTTCAATGGAACGAAGACAATCAGTTATTAATATTGTTTAACAAAGATGGATATTGGCAAGGTCGGTCATTTGACGATACAAGACCCAAATATTTATCAGGTGGAAATAAACCTTTGACAATTTATGGCAGTGGTAATAAAATAATTTGTGTCGAGGATATTTTATCGGCAGTTAAATTAGCAAGACTATCACCTGAATACTGTGCAACACCGCTACTTGGCAGTAGTATGTCTCTAGAAACGACACAATCGCTCATAGAACGATTTTCTGATGTCGTAATATGGTTGGATAGGGATAAGGCTAAAAATGCGATTAAGATGGCAAGAAATTTGAAACAGAGGGGTATTAATAGTGAGGTGGTAATCTCACCTTTAGATCCAAAAGAATATAACAAAGAGGAAATGTTAAAATGGTTGAGAAGCAAATAATAAAATTATTTTGTGAAGATAAAAATCTATTTACAAAATATTATAAATATGTTAATATTAATTATATTAAATTAAATTATAATAATATATATAAATTATTTATAATTATTAATAATTATTATAATAAATATATTAATAATAATAATATTAATAAATCTGAATTAGAAATAACTTACAATGCTAACTATCTTCTTAACGAAGCAGAGCGTAAAGAACTAATTGCTCTGATAGATGACATCTTCGCTACTGAGGTTACTAACCATGAGGCAGTTGTAGAGCTTCTTGAAGAACACAGACGTAGATGCTTAGCTGGTGATATCGCTAGGATTGCTCTTGATGTTGAAGACGGCAAGACTTCTATCGAAGAACTTAATAAAATCTTTGGCGAGTTTGAGCACTCACAGATTGAAGCTGATGAAGCAACAGTTGTTGAGATGGACTTGGCTTTGCTTTACAACACTCAGGTCAAGACACAAGGACTTAGATGGCGTTTAAACTTTCTCAATCAATCATTAGGTTCACTTCGTAAAGGTGACTTTGGATTTATCTTCGCAAGACCAGAGACAGGTAAGACCACATTCTTGGCTAGTGAGATCTCTCACATGGTTCAACAAACAGAAGGTGATATCATCTGGTTCAACAATGAAGAACAAGGTAACAAGGTTGCTATCCGTTGCTACTCTGCAGTGTTGGGCTTAACAACAGAGGACTTATTCCGAGACATTGATCACAATCAAAGAAAGTTTGAAGCTTTAACACAAAAGAGAATTAAGATCTATGACTTTGATGATTCATCACGAGCTTCACGCATTGATGCAATCCTTAAGACGACTAATCCTGCCTTGATTATCTTCGATCAAATTGATAAGATCAAAGGGTTCAAAGCTGATCGTAATGATCTAGAACTCAAAGCAATCTATCAATGGGCTCGTGAGATAGCAAAGATGTATGCACCTGTGATTGCAGTATCACAAGCAGGTGGTGAAGCTGAGGGTAAACTATGGCTTACTATGGACATGGTTGATGGCAGTAAGACAGCTAAGCAAGGTGAAGCTGATTGGATTCTCGGTATTGGTAAAGAACAAGACAACACAAGTCGCATTAGATATTTAAACATTACTAAAAACAAATTACTTGGTGATGAAGATACGTTGCCTGATCTTAGACATGGTTCTTCTCAAGTATTAATTAAACCTGAGGTGGCACGTTATGAGGACTTATAGGATTATAGATGTTGAAACTACTACGTCAAATAAAGGAAATCCCTTTGATACCAAAAACAAACTCTGCTATGTTGGAGTTAGCAGTGTGGATAGCTCTAGTGGTCTCTTTCCTATTGAATATAATGATGCTCCGTATGTAGAGAGTTTAAACACTATCCAAAAATACATTGATGATACTGAGGTCTTGGTTGGGTTCAATATCAAATTTGATTTACATTGGTTAGCAAAGTATGGGATTAAGTTTGGTGACAAACGTATTTGGGATTGTCAGTTGGTTCATTTCATGTTACATGGACAACAGAATCCTTACCCTAGTTTAAACAGTGTGTGTGAGCATTACAAATTAGAAAGTAAACTTGACGTTGTGTCAGAAGAATATTGGAAGAACGGCATAGATACACCTGATATACCTGAGGACATACTACGAGAGTATTTACAAAAAGATTTAGATTTAACAGAGCAAGTGTATTTGAAGCAAGTAGCAGAAGTAAACGCAAACCCATTACTAGGAAGACTTATAAGTCTACACAATCAGGACTTACTTGTCTTACAAGAAATGGAATTTAATGGATTACTATTTAACCAAGAATGGAGTGAGGTGCTAGGAAATGAACTCGAAGAACAGATTAGTAAATTGGATAGGATACTTTTTCAATACCATCAATTTGATGACTTTAACCCTAACAGTGTCGATCATGTTAGTTGTCTCTTATATGGCGGCAATATTATTTACAAGCGTCAGGTTCCTGTGGGACACTATAAGACTGGTGACAGGGCAGGTCAAGTAAAACACAAGTGGGAAGAATTTAAGTTAGAACTACCAAGACTTGTTAAACCTTTAAAGGGAACTGAGTTAGTTAAAGAAGGTTACTTCTCGACTGATGAAAAGACGCTTAAGACTTTAACAGGATCAAAAGTAGCAAAAGAAGTTATTGAAATACTATTGACACGATCTTTATTAGAGAAGAGAATGTCGACATACTACAAAGGATTAGTTAATCTTATAGATGAATGTAATTGGGAACGTAATAAGATCTATGGTCAATTAAACCAATGTGTAGCAAGAACAGGTAGACTATCTTCTAGTCGTCCAAACTTGCAGAACTTTGACGGTGAAATTAAAACTTTATTTTATTCAAGATATTAGGAGGCAATTATGGAACAATATGATGACAATGTAGGTAATGAGATTATAGCTGAACGACATGCTAGAGAACAAGCTTGGGTTGCTCACACAATCCATGATGTGAATGACATTATTGAAGAGTTTGGTGTAGAGGTTGTGTTTGAACATCTATCTGACTACTCTCGTCAAGAGATTGTTAGACATTTGACTGAGACATTTTAATGCTTCTTCAGGCTGATGCTAAACAATTGGAGTGGGTAGGTGCTACTTACTTCAGTCAAGACCAAACTGCTCTCAAAGAGATTTGGAATGAGGTAGATCAACACTCTGATAATCAGAAGAGATTTGGTTTACCTTCTAGGTTGGTTGCTAAGACTTTCGTATTCCGTCTTATCTATGGTGGATCTGCATATTCGTATGCCAATGATCCTGACTTTAAAGATATTGGAGGTGAGAAGTTTTGGCAAGGTATTATAGATGAGTTTTATAAGAAGTATTCTGGACTCAAAGCTTGGCATGATAAGATCTTCTTCGAGGCTAAACGAGATAGGAAACTCGTGATGCCAACAGGTAGAATTTATTATTACGAGCCTGAGATAAAGAATGATAGGGTAAGTTATCCAAGAACAAGGATATTAAATTATCCAGTTCAAGGATTAGGTGCGGATCTCATGGCTATTGCTAGGGTCAGTTTAAGAAATAGGTTGAAAGGTATGGAACGTATCCAAATGGTAAATACTGTACACGATTCAATAATACTTGACTTTGATCAAAAAGTATGGGATAATATAGGTATAGTCAACATTGTTGACAAATGTTTTAATGATGTGCCACTTAACTTTAAAAAGTTATTTGGAAAAGAGTTCAACCTTCCTATGAGGGTTGAGTGTCAAATTGGACCCAATTGGGGAGATATGGAGATAGTAAATGCAAATCACAGTAATTGATGTAGGTACACCTAACACACACGCAGCCAAGAATGGTAGATCATACCAATCTATGGAAGTAACTTATAAGAATGAGCAAGGTCAAACTCAGTCTAAAAAGTTAATGTCTTTTTCTAATCCTGAAGTGTTTAAACAAGCTAAGGAATGGCAAAAAGGTGATAGCGTTAATGTTAATATGACTAAAGATGATGCAGGGTATTGGCAGTGGGTAAGTATTGGTGAGGCAGGTTCTGCACCATCAACACCACCACAAGCTTTTACAGGTAGTAAACCAGCTCAAGGTGCTAGAGTAACAGGTTCTAACTATGAGACACCTGAAGAACGTGCAAAGAAACAAGTTTACATTGTTCGTCAGAGTTCAATCTCAAGTGCTATTGATTTACTTAAGTCAAATGGTAATGATGTTAAAGTAGAAAATGTGTTATCAGTAGCTAAGCAACTAGAAGATTATGTCTTTGGAAAAGAGACTGGTGTTCAAGGTATTATTGCTATGCAGGATGATATTCCTGTATAATGCAAGCCTTACTTGACCAAGATCTATTGTGCTTTAGATGTGCTGCTTCAGCTGAGCACGATGACTTAGGTATTGCTATCTATCGGTTAGATGAGCTCTTAGATACTATCCTCACTAAAACAGAGGCGAGTAGCTACAGAGCTTTTTTAACTGGTGATACTAACTTTAGAAAACAGATTTATCCTGAGTATAAAGCTAATCGCAAATCACCTAAGCCAATTCATTTAGAAGCTTTACGCAACTATAGTCTTGACAAGTTAAATGCAGAGTATGCTCCTGATGGTTTAGAAGCAGATGATGCACTAGCAATTAATCAAACAGATAGTACAATCATTTGTACATTAGATAAAGATTTACTACAGGTTCCAGGTTCTCACTTCTCCTGGGAAATTAGTGGTAAAGGTTGGACGAGACCAGATAGATTTGTTGAACAAACAGAACTTGAAGGTCTTCGTCTTTTTTATGAACAATGTCTTAAAGGTGATACGTCAGATAACATTAAAGGTATTGAGAAGATTGGTGAGAAGAAAGCTAAGGTACTTCTTTCTACATGTCAATCAGAACAAGAGATGTTCAATATTGTAAGAGATCTGTATGGTAATGATGACGAATTTATCATGAACGCAAAAGTCTTATGGATCCTTAGATCTGTAGATGACGATTGGAAAAAGAGATTTGATGCCAACATTCAAAAGTAAATTAGAAGAAAAGGTGTGGGCAGTTTTAAAGAAAACATTCCCAACAGTTAAATATGAACCTACCAAGTATAAATATGTTCAACCTGAACAAGAGAGAACTTACACTCCTGATTTCAAGACTGGTCGTAGAAATATCTTTATTGAAGCTAAAGGTAAGCTTGATCTCGAAACTAGAAAGAAGATGGTGTGGTTTAAACAGTGCAATCCTAACATTATTATTATATTCTTATTTCAAAATCCTGATAACAAATTAACAAAAAGAAGTAAAACAACTTACGCTATGTGGGCTGAGGCTCAAGGGTTTCTGTGGTTGGACTTCAGAAAGGACTGGCTAAGTGCTTATCAAAAATTGTGTGAAAAATGATGATGGAGGATACGACTTTCAATTTAGTGTCAATGACGAGGAAGCAGAATACCTTATTCATTTGGCAATTGAAACTCTTATTCGTACTGGTGTTATTCAACTTGAAGATCAAGATGCTGTTCAAGACGAACTTGACTACTACATAAACAATGGAGGTAAAGTTTCATGAGTAAGATACTTTTGATAGATATCGAGATGGCTCCGAATGTCGCTCATGTGTGGGGCATTTGGGATCAGAACATTGGAATCAATCAACTACAAGAGTCATCGTATGTGCTCTGCTACGCAGCCAAGTGGCTAGGTGATAAGAAAATGGTATTTGATTCTGTTAAAAAGAGTGGTGATAAAAAGATGTTAGAAGGTATCCATAAACTTCTTGACGAAGCGGATGCAGTCATTCACTACAATGGTAAACGATTTGATATACCATCACTTAACAAAGAATTTTTACTTCATGGCATGTTTCCTCCTGCACCATTTAAAGAGATTGACTTACTTACTGTAGCTAAAGGTCGCTTTAGATTTGTGTCTAATAAGTTAGACTATGTTGCTCAACAGTTAGGTCTTGGTAAGAAAACTGAACACAGTGGTCATGAGCTATGGGTACAATGTATGGCAGGTATTCCAAAAGCTTGGAAGATCATGGAAGAGTATAACAAGAACGATGTAGTTCTCTTAGAGAAAGTATATGAACGTTTTAAACCTTGGATTAAGAATCATTTAAACAGAACGTTAATTGAAGGAACTAATCTTTGTTGTCCTACTTGTGCATCTAAGAACTTCCAAAGACGTGGCTTTAATTTAACTTCTGCTGGTAAGTATCAACGCTATCAGTGTAGAGCTTGTGGTAATTGGTTCAGAGATAATCAGAATCTTAAAGAAAAAGGTTCTTTAAAAGTAATAAGTATTTAAGGAGAATAAATGAACAAACTAATTAAAAGCTTATTGTTTGGTTTATTAATTTTATGTACTACTTATGTACAATCTGAACCAAAAATGTTTAAAGACAGTGCTGGTAGATGGGTTAATTCAGCAGGTGGAAATATATACGGTGATTCTCGATTTAACATTAACGCAGATCCCAGATTTAATCCTAATGCAGATCCCAGATTTAACATAGATGCAGACCCAAGATTTAATGTAAATGCAAACCCTAGATTTAATTTAGATGCTAATCCTAATTTTAGTATTAATGGAGAGGAAAGATGAAAGCACATTTGAAACTGAATAGAATTAGAGATAGAAAAGATGGTAGTTGTGATGTATTAATAGATGCTAATGATGAAGGTAAACGATTGCTTATGGAAGCAGGGTTTATAAAAATATTAGAAGACTTTATGATACAACATACACATAAACTATCCTTGATTGATAAACTTAAAATCTGTTGGAATATATTAAAATGAAACCTGATGCCTGGATTGTAGAAGAGTTTGACTCTAGAGGACAACTTGTTTGGAAGATGATGGCTTTCTTTGAGCCTACGGAATTGTCTTGGTTTAAAGACCTAAAAAGTCAGAAACATAATTTAGTCATCACGCCTATGTATAAGAATGAGAAGGAGGCTAAACGTTATGATGGTATTAAGAAGTATGATTCTAGTAGGTTTGTTGTTGGGTTGTAGTGGGTGTACAGATTTTCTTGTAAATACATCAGGAACTTTTGTTGGAAATATTATATCTAATAAAGTGATTAAAGAAATGGAAAAGGAAAAACAGAATGATACTGGACAAGAGATTCCTAAGAAAGCTTTATGATTGTTATAAGGAGTTACCTCCTTTCTGTAGTAAACGTATGCCTCCAGCTAGAAAGGTTACATTTGAAGTAACTGATGATGATGACTACTTAGGTATGTTTATTCCTTATCCAATGAGGATACAAATTACTACTAACAACAGTAACTTCCATTTACTTACTGAGACTTTACTTCATGAAATGGTTCATTTGTATTTGTTTTATAACAATCATACTGATTACAATCAACATGAAGAGAAGTTTAAACAGCTTGCAGATGAAATATGTGAAGTTTTAATGCTAGATAGAGAAAAATTTGTTTGACAAAATTGTTTAAACAGGGTATAATATTATGGTAGAACAATTTATTGGATACGTTTTAAATATAATACTTGCATTACCTTTATGGGTATTAATAGTCTTTATGTTTAAACGCTTTTATGATGAGATGGAGGACAAATGAGTGCATTAGATAAGCAAGTAAGTGGTAGTCATTATAAGCAATTTAAGATACAACCTATTGAGTTTATAACAAAAAATAATATTCCTTTTATTGAAGGGAATGTGATAAAATATATCTGTCGTTGGAGAGATAAGAATGGTCTCGAAGACTTAGACAAAGTAATACATTATGTAGAATTATTGAAGGAGTTAGAGAATGGCAAGTCAGAACGAACACACGGGATCAAGGCTCGTATCAAAACCATTATCAAAGGATGGTCAAGACAACTGGGATCGCATCTTCGGAAAGAGAATCAAGGAGCAAAAGCTGACAACAGAAGACATGTTACCTGAGTATGAACTTAATAAGTCTACAGGAGATGTTCAATCCGTTTCTCGTATAGATGTTATTGGTCAGAATGGTAACGATGGCGATCATTACTAAGTTAGATATATTATGCAATTAACATTCGAAGAAATTTGTGAACACTTAAAGAAGTATGATGAGACTATGTTATTAGAGTTACTTAACATATCCTCTGAAGAAATAGTAGAGAAGTTCCAAGATAAAATAGAAGATAATTTAGAGGCTCTTGCAAAAGAGATTGATAACGAAGAAGAGGAATATGACATATATGAATAGTTTACCAAGTGTTTACCAAGAAGTTATTGCATACAGTAGATATGCTAGATTTTTACCTGAGAAGAATAGAAGAGAAACTTGGGATGAAACAGTAGGACGATTAGTAGGATACCTTCAAACTAAGGTGGAATTAGATGAGGAAACATGGAAAGATTTAAGACAATCCGTAGAACGATTAGAGGTTATGCCTTCTATGCGTCTACTCATGACTGCTGGAGAAGCCTGTGAAAGAGATAATATTGCTGCTTATAATTGTTCTTATCTTGCTGTTAATAATAAACGTGCTTTTAGTGAAGCTTTATATATACTCATGAATGGTACAGGAGTTGGATTCTCTTGTGAACGTCAAGAGATTTCTAAACTTCCTGAAGTACCAGCTGAATTAAAATATGTAGAAGATGTTATCTTTGTTGAAGATAGTAAATTAGGTTGGGCTAAAGCATTTAAAAAACTACTCTCTTCTTTATGGGAAGGTGACATACCTACATTTGACTTCTCTAAAGTTCGTCCTGCTGGATCAAGACTAAAAGTATTTGGTGGTCGTGCTAGTGGTCCTGAACCTTTAAAGAAATTATTTGATTTCGTAGTAGAAACGTTTAAACAAGCTGCTGGTCGTAAACTTACATCAATTGAAGTACATGATATTATGTGTATGATTGGTGAGATTGTAGTGGTTGGTGGTGTAAGACGTTCTGCTTTAATCTCTTTATCTAACTTGACTGATCGCAGGATGCGTGAAGCTAAAATGGGAGCTTGGTATAATGATCATCCACACAGAGGACTCGCAAACAATTCAGTGGCATACACAGAGAAACCAGATAGTGAGACTTTCATGGAAGAGTGGCTCAGTTTGGTTAAATCCAAATCAGGTGAACGAGGAATCTTTAATCGTATTGCTGCTCAAAATCAAGCAAATAAATGGGGAAGACGAGATCCGACTCTCAGCTACGGAACCAATCCATGCTCAGAAATTATCCTCCGTGATAAACAGTTCTGCAATCTTACGGAAGTGGTTGTACGGGCAAATGATACCGAATCTACCCTTGCTAAGAAAGTCAGGATCGCAACAATACTTGGAACTATCCAATCCACTTTAACTAATTTCCAATTCTTATCTTCTGAATGGAAGAAGAATACTGAGGAAGAACGTTTACTTGGTGTAAGTATGACAGGTATTATGGATGCTGAGATTACAAGTAATCCTGATCCACTCATGTTAGAAAGGTTAAGAGATGTCGCTAGGAAAACAAATGAGGAGTATGCTGAGAAATTTGGTATATCACCTTCTGCTTCTATCACTTGTGTTAAGCCTTCAGGGACTGTATCGCAGTTGGTTGATTCCGCTAGTGGTATCCATGCTCGTCACAATGACTTTTATATTAGACGCATACGCATGGATAAAAAGGATCCTATCTACACCTACCTTAAGGAAAAGGGTGTGGCAGTAGAAGATGAAGTATTTAGACCAGACTCTACAGCAGTATTCTCATTCCCAATGATGGCTCCTACTGGTGCTATCTTAAGAAATGATAAGACTTCTATTGAACAATTAGATAACTGGTTAATATATCAACGTCACTGGTGTGAACATAAACCATCAGTAACTATCTCTGTTAAGGATGAAGATTGGGTTGAAGTAGGTGCTTGGGTATGGAAACATTTTGATGAGATCAGTGGCGTGTCTTTCTTACCACACTCTAATCATACCTATCAACAAGCTCCTTATGAAGACTGTACTAAAGAGCAATACGAAGAACTTCTTGCTACTACTCCTAAAGCAATTGATTGGGAAAACTTTAAGGAAGAAGAAGATAATACAACAGGAGCTCAGACACTAGCTTGTGTTTCTGGAGCTTGTGAAATTTAAGGAGATAGTATGCTTATCGGTGCTGAATTAATATGTGGTGTAAATGTTGGATTTGAGATTGTAGAAGATTCTGATTTCCACTATTTACTTGTAGACTTATTTATAGTAAGATTACAATTCTGTAAAGAGAAACCACAAGTATGAAGATATGTATTATAGGAAGCCGTAGTATTGACAAAGCAGAAGTTGTCTTTCCTATTATAGATAGATTTATTAAGGATCAAACAAATGGTAAACCTACCTTCATCTCAGGAGGTGCTAAAGGTGTAGATCAATTGTCAAAGAAGTATGCAGAAGCAAATGGATTTGACTTTGTTGAGTTTTTACCGTATCATTTAATTGATCAAACAGTAGAGTTTAGTAGTAAATATTTCTTTATTAGAAATAAACAAATGATTGACAACGCAGATAAGGTTCTGGTAATATGGGATGGTAAGAGTAAAGGTACTGAATATGGTATTAAGTATACTCAGAAAAAGAATCTACCTGTGATGATAATCAAGATAGTTTAGTTGTTCCCTAAGGCTATAGCAGACGTAAAGGTTCTAGTAGGGCTGCCTCTCCCTAATTAGAATTGTTTGTTATAGCCTTATTTTATTTGGGAACTATTATAGTGAAGCGAACTTATTGATGTAAGTCTTAGCTTCAGCTGTAATATGTTTCTTCCAGTTTATAGGATCAATCTCAATAGCATTTCTCACAACTGCAGGTCCTGCATTGTAAGCTGCTAAAGCTTTCTCCATATCACCACCAAATTCTTTTAACATAGCTGATAAGTAGTCAGTAGCAAAACGTTTATGTTCTGCTTCTGGTGCTTTAGCTAAGTCAGCAATTGGTGTGATTCCAAAACCTGGATCTTTAGCTGTAGATGGAAGGATTTGATACTTACCTAATGCTCCTGTAGGAGATTTGATAAGCTTTCCAGTTTCATCTAAGTGTTTGTTGCCAGTCTCAACTTGAGCTAGCTTAGGGATTACTAAGTCTACAGATGCCCCTTTATCTATAGACTCAGAGTTTTTTTTAGAAAGATCTCCTCCAGAAACGAGTGAGGGAAGTTTTCCGTAGAATTGTACCCTAGCCTCGGATAGAGATAGACCGCTAGTATTATAGAAAGCAGTAAAGGCTTCATTGATACTCCTTACAGTTTGTGAGTTAAACTGGTTAATTGATCGTGAATCTTGATCAGTGCCAGTAACTACAATAGTACCATCTTTATCATTAAATGTCACATTTAGATTACCAGGATTAGCAATTCTAAATTGATTGACAGCATTATTTAACAATGGTACATAGTCAGAGATATGTTTTTGTAATCCTGATAAAACAGCTGGGTCTTTAATTTCAGACACAACTTGTTTAAACTGTGGATTAGACAAAGACTTGATTAAATCTTGTGTGATTTGTTTGCCGTTAGCTGGATTTGTATCCAATTTAGCAACGAATTTTGATAGAGTATTCTCTAGTTCTGCACCTCCTCGTTTTTCAGTAGCTGTGATGTTTACATTCTCATCAAGTATTGCCTTAGCAACATTATCTTTTCCACCAGCTTTTGTACTAAAAGCAGTATCTGATTTATCATAAGCTGTACCCATAACTTCTTTTGGTGTATCAAGTAAAGACTTGATCTTGTTATCAAACTCTACTTGTCTCTCAGCTTGGCTTCTTGTAGACATCTTACCAAATACGTTAGCAATCATTTCCATCTCTACTAAAGAAGGCATCTTAGTATAAACTTCATACTTCTTAGTATTAACAAAAGTATCTAGTCTATTTTTAGCTTCTTCAGCTGTATAGGTACCATTAGCTTGTTTACTATAAGTATCTCTAATTGCTTTTAATTGAGAGTCAAAAAGATCTATAGCTGGTTTAATTCTAGGATCATCAGGATTTACATTATTGATAAGGAATCCTTTTCTAACTAGACTAGTGGCATCATTAGCTATTTGTGTAAGTGCCATTTCCTTATCTCTAATACTACCATCTTGTAGAACTTTATTAAATTGAGCATTAACATTATCTGTTATAGCATCAGTAAGTTTATAGTGAAGACCTGCATCAGATACCTGTTGAGCATTAAGGTTAGTAATAGCTGTGTTAGTTTTAACTGATTGATCAATTGCATTGTAGAATTGTTTCTTCTCAATCTGTTCACCAGTAGCTTGAGCTATTTTATTGTAATCTCTAGAACCATCTGGATTCTGGAATTTAGGACTATAGATATTAACTTCATTCTTTAACGCTTCTGTTTCAAGTTGTTTAATTTGAGCATTTACTGAAGCTTGTTGATCTTTAATAAACTCAACATCTTGACTTACTCTAGCAGATAGATTGTTTACTTCAGCAATACGACCTACATGAATAGAAATCTCACGAGCATAAGCTGGGTTAGCAGCCAAAGCTTCACGAGTAACCTTAGCAAGACGTTCTTTGAGCTCAAACTCAGACATTATACCTTGATTCTTAGCTTTAATTAAACGATCTGCTTTATCTGTCAATACGTTCTGAATACCTGATACTTGAGTATTTAATTGTTGGTTAAGCATGATAGGATAAGTGCTATCATAACCAGCTATACGTTTAACTTGATCCATTTGTGCTTGTGTATTTTGAACATCTTTTTCCATAGAAGCTACACCACTAAGACTTCTTTGTTGTTGTTCATTCACAATATTATTAACTTGTTCAGTCACACCTTCAAGTGCTCTAGCTTTATCAAGAGCAACTGCACCTGCAATAGCAGCATTACCTAATGTAGCTATGGATCCTAGTTCACCTTCTGCTCTTATACCAGGTGCTCGATTAACAATAGGTTCAGCAACGTAAGGTCTTACGTTATATTCTTGCATGATTTGTTGAAAGTCAGGTGCTTTTGCCATAATTATTCCTTAAATAAATCTTGTTGTGGTTTATTATTTTCTTTAATTCTTTTAATGATATCTTGTACTACTGGGTCTTTAGATGAACCAAATCTATTAATAATGTTTCTCATATCAGCATCCATAGAATCTGTATTCATGATATAGTTGATTAAACTTGTCTTCTTATCTGAATCAAATCTACGTCTGTCTCGTTCCATAACACCTTTAACGATACGATCCATTTCGCTAGGAGAGAACTTACCTGTCTTCTCCATAGCACTAATTTGCATATTAATAATACTAAAGAACTTCTCTGGAGCATCTTCTGTCTTAAGAACATGGATAATCTCTTTATCAAAGCCATCAATAGCTTCAGTAATTCTTTGTTCTTTGGTCATCTTAAGTTCTTCAATCTTCCACTGATCTAGTTCACGTCTAGTCTTAAAGCCTGCCATTTGAGCAATAGCTTCACCAGTTGTGATATCTAGAGCCTTACTATAACCATTCTTAGTCATTAACTCTTCACCAGATAAGGCAGTCATAGCTTTAGTAAAGTTATTACCAGCTGAAGTAATCTGAGCTATTTGACCAATACTTTGTAAGAATGAATCACCAGTTACATCTTTATAAGTAAAGATATCTGCTGCAGCTTGGAATCTTTCATAAGCTCTTATACCTACTGAGATTGATGGAATGTTAGGTTTCTGTACTCTAGGATCACCAGTAACGAATCTGTAAAAGTTAATTTGTTCTTTTAAGATATCAGCAAAGAAGTTAGTAGCATTAATAGAAGCACTATCACTAATAGAGAAGTCAGTATCATCTTGAGTAATAACTTGCATCAATTCATTAGCTGCAATATCAAGTGCACCTTTTTCTAATAATCTAGCGTTATTAACAATATTTTCGTCATCACTACTCATAAAGTAATCATAGAGTAATTTACCACCAGCTAAAGGAGTACCAAACTCTACACCATGAATAAGTAGTCTAGCTGCAGTTAATTTAGTTCTTTCTACTTTGCTTAAATTAGTAGCATTATCTTGGATAAGATTCATGAAACCTTTAAGATTAATAGCTTGGAACTGTGTTACGAATCCAAGTAAAGGAAGTTTTTGGAAAGCCAATGCACCTGAATTAGTCATCGCACCAGATTGTTTCCATGATTGGAATCCAATTTCTTGAATGTTTTGTGCAGTATCCCAACGTTCACCAGGATGTGCAGCTTTCCATCTTTCTTTAGTTTGTAAGAATAAACCAATACGGTTAGTCAACTCACCTGCTGTAAAGCCATAACGATTAAACACGTTAGTAGTAGCTGTACCTACATCTTTAAGAGCACCAAAAGCTTTACCTGCTAATGTAGATCTTTCAGCAAGAGATGTAGTCTTACCTTTTAGAACTTCCATAACAGCCAAGTTTTGGTCAATAGATTCTAGAATACCAAGACTTCTCATAGCCTTAATTTCTTTATCAAACTCTACTCGCTCTTCTTTAGTTAAGAATTCTCTTAGACGAGTACCATGTTCTCTTAAGATTGGATGACCACTTAGTAACTCCATCATAGCAATAGGAGTCTTCTTCATAGTTTGTTTAAACGCACTTGGAAAGACAATAGATTGCTCATAGAACATCATTGGTTGGATAACCATGTGTCTTAATGGGAATTGATAAGTAATCAAAGCAAGAGAAGCTAATTTCTTAGGGAATCCAGTAATAGGATAAGCACCAAGATCACCAGTTCTTCTAGCTAAATCTGAACCTGTTTTAAATTTAACCTTCTCAAATACATCTGCTAAACCATGTAAAGAGTTTTGCATGAATCTATCTATAGTTCCAGCTGCTCTATTTTGGAAATGTGTATGGCGATTCCAAACCATTTGAGCATCTTTAACCATTGTGCGTAGTTCAGGTGAAGCTACCTTACCAGCTAATGAGATATCATCTATTGCTGTTGGGAATTCTCCACCTTTTAGAACTGGTTTAAAGTCTCTGACGAAAGCTTCTTTAAATGCTTTATCAAATTGACTGTAAGCTGCAGTTCTAGAAATACGATTTGCTGCATTATTAAGTGCCTCTAGAGGATCAACAAGGACTGAATCACCTTGCACTGTTCTAATATCTTGGTTACGAGATAGAGCATTTTTATAGTTATCTTCAGTAAGTTTATACTCAGCAGTGAAGTCTGTTAAAGAACCTTCTCTAGCTTGTCTTGGTTCAAGAACATCAAACTCTGCACCAAGTTCTTGCTTAAGTTGTTCAACAAGCATATCTGCCTCATAACGAGTCGTTGCAGTACCTTTAACTTTAGTGAATTCATTATAACGAGGATCACCTTTTTGTAATACTTTACCATTTAACTCAATGACTTTAGGTCTAACTTCGACAAAGAAATGGCTAGAGTACTCTTTATAGTTGTGACCAGGTAATTTGTTTAATACTCTTTGTGGTAAGATACCAAGCTCAGCGTTCTTACTTAACACACCATATTCTACTGCAGCATTGTCTACAACGTGTTTACCATCTAGTTTAACAAGAGGTTGACCTTTAGTATTAGAAGCATTACCCTTAGATCTATCTGCTTTAAACTCTATGATTTGACCTGTTTCAAAGTCTAATACTTTAGTAGGAACTTCATTATCAGCTAGGTTGAATACTTGTTTAACTGCACCTTTGTATTCATTATTGATATAGATACCTTTATCATAGCCAGCATTAATTAGTCGAGTCTTTTCACCTTGATTAGTGATATCAAATAGAGTATCTTGAGTTTCTCTCCAAGCTCTTTGAATCTCATCCATCTTAGCAATTTGTTCTACTGTAAGTTCAGGATGGTTTCTAGATAGTTCAGCTGTACTAAATAGGTCTTTACCTTCTACTTCCATTTGATTAACCATAGAACGAATGGATTTATGTAAAGGTTTATTCTTATCAATGAGATAGTTTAATTGAACAGTAATATCTGATTTAGCTCTTCCTGCTTTAGGACTTAGTGCAGCACGAGCTCTTTCATACCAACCTGCAGTAGTACCAGTACTGAATAGAAACTCACCAACTACTGATCGTTTAAGAGCGTTACCAATATTGCCACCAAAACCAAAGAAAGATATGTTAGTATCTGCTAAGCCTTGACCTAAGATTTCATTGTCTAGAAGCTTGTAGTTCTTTTTGAAATCCCACTCAACATTAAATTGACCACGAGTCTTATTAAGTTTATTAAACTGTTCTGGCGTATAACGAGTATTAGTTTTAATATCTCGAATAGTAATCTTACCTTGATCTTTAGTCTCAAGTTCTGCTATATTTTTAGATAACTCATCAACTGCATTGAGTGTAGCTTTCTTAGTCGTAAATGCGTAATCTGGACCTTGAGTAAATACCATCTTACCTTCAAGACGAGTATCAATCATATTGAAGTGTGAGTTAGCTTGATTATAATGTAGTTTAGTTCCTTGATGGATACTTGCTCTACGTTCATAATCAATGAGTCGTTCTTGTTTATTAATGATATTATCATCAAATAAAAGATCTAGTTTAGCTTGAACTCTAGGATCAGGATCACTAAATTCAACTGCTAGTCGGTCATTAATATCTGGCTCTACTTTAGTCTTTGATCTTTCTACATAGTCTGGTAGAACATTCTCAGCTACGACAGCTTCTATTGTAGTACCAGCAGCATCAGCAAACCTAGCACCATCTTCTTGGATAACAGTATTAACTGCCATTTCTTTAACTACTTTTGGATTAGAGTTAGTCGTAACATCCCAAGCACTACCTACTTTATGTCTTAGATTATCAAAGCCAGCTTTTAAATAAGGTTTAGTAAATGGAGTAGTTAAAAGGAAAGCATCAGTAAGAACTTTAAACTGACCTCGTTTAAACGCACCTGGAGGTAATATAGGACCATTTGCAAGCTTCTCATCTATAAAATCAATCGCTTGACCTATAGATTCAAATGCTTTAGATGTAGCCGCATTATTATATTCTCTTTCTACACCAGCATACTTAGCTACATTCTGAAGTCTCCAGTCAAATACTGAAGCAATTGGATCATTCTCTGCAAAGTTTTGACCAGCTTGGATAGCTGCTTCCCAGTCTATTGGGTTCTTACTATTGATAGCTTGACGAACTAAATCAGTTACAGTTCCACTTGTAGCAAGAGCAAAGTTAGGAAGTGAGGTAATTAAATTAACAATAGCTAGTGCTTCACCAGAAGCCATTCTAGGAATCTCTTTAGCAACTTGTTTAGCTGACATAGTTACTGGAGCTTTTTTAACTTCATCAATCTTAGTTAATGTAGTCGTTAAGTCATCAACAATTTGATCTTGAGCTGTTCTTTCAATATGGTTATCTGCAATATCTAAGATAGCTGTATCTTGAACATACTTGTCTCGGATATCTGTAGAAATATATTGACCAGAAGAATAGCCATTAAGAACTTTAAGTTTAGTCTGCTTATCAACGGTTGGATCATTGATAAGATCAGCAATAATAACTTTGTCTTTAGCTATCTGTTCGTTAGCCCAATTAACTTTAGCATTAGAATACGCTTGTGAATACCCTTGTCTTGTTAAATCATCTACGATTTCATTAAAGCCAGAAACCATATCTGCAGGTTTATTAATAGCAGTAGTATAGAAAGCTGTTTCTTTAGCTTGCTTTTCAGGCATAGCAGGAGTAACAGTTATCTGTTCAAGAGGTAATTCGTATTCTTCGAATTGCATTAGATTATCCTAAATTAAGTCGTCTCAGTTGTTTTAAATATATTACCAAAGGATGTTGGGAAGTTACTTGCCATACTTCCAATTCGTTGCCAACCTTGTTGTTGAGATTGAGCAGTAAATTGTTCTGACGCAGCTTCACCAATTTGTTGGTTAATACCTGTTAAAGTTTGACCTGTAGTTTCAGCTACAT